TGTAGTTAAAAATCCCATGTATAGCAAGAAGTTGCAAAACTTCTTAGCCTTGCGAGCTGATTTGGTTGTACGCGTTCAAGTTAACGCTCAACCTTTTCATGCTGGTAGGTTAATGTTATCATGGACTCCATTTTTAAACTATTTAGGAGCCAATAGGACTTATTATTATACCAATACTGATCAAGACTTTTTAACACCTGTTAGTGGTAATCCTCGCGTAGAAATCGACCTCTCTACAACAACTGAGGCAACTATGGTCATACCATTTGTGTCCCCTTTCTTATATTATAATCTGGTCACTGGTGCAGGAGACATAGGCACTTTTCAGCTTATTGTTTACTCACCATTGGTTGATTTGGTATCAGGAGGGAACATAGATTACACCATATGGGTCAACATGACTAATGTGAGAGCTGAATTCCCAACCGGTATGCCAACTTCTGTTGCGCAAATTGGTGAGGAAGACAACACTCAACAAAAACAAGGATTTATAACTAAACAAACCTCAGCGTACTCCACTATATTGGAACCACTAACTAATATCCCGTTAGTTGGGCCGATGATTGGATATGCTAAAACGGGCGTTGATGCTCTTCATGCTGTTGCAGCGACCCATGGCTGGTCCAAACCGCATAATACCGCGGATATACAATTATTTAAACAAGCCCCAGCCAGGTATATGTGTAATTCAGATGGTTCTGATATGGCCACCAATCTGGGCATATCAGCAACTAATGAGTTGGAACATTTACAGTCGTTGTTTCGAACTGAAGCAGACGAAATGTCCATTGATTATGTAGCTAGGACATATAATTATGTAGGACGGTTTAAGTGGAACAAGGGAATGGGACCTGGTACTCAGCTTTATAGCCATACCGTGTCTCCAGTCTCTTGGTTCGCCAAGACTGGAACTACAGGACTATGTGTTCCTCATTTATTCTTCTGCGCAACGAATTTCGTTTTGTGGCGTGGTGGTATAAATATTAAATTTAAATTTGTTAAAACTAAATTTCACTCAGGTCGGGTGCGTATATTCTATACACCTGGCCTATTTAATTCGACACTACCATCCAATTTTGAACATGATGCTAATTACTCAACTGTGGTGGATTTGCGTTCTGACACAGATGTGGAGTTTAATCTCCCATACGTGGCTACGGTCCCTTGGCTTCACATTAAAGAAAGTCCATGGGCCGGTTCGTTTGATCAAACACAGGTATGTGGTTCAGTATATATGGAAGTTCTAAATGAGCTAGTCAACACATCAACTGTTTCTGACACTGTGGAAGTTCTTGTTGAGGTGTGTGGTGCTGAAGATATAGAGTTTGCTGTTCCTATACAGCCAAATTTGTGTCCACGTGCTAACCCCACCAACAATAACAACCTCAGGCGAAATGTAATGCAAATGTTAACTACTAGCGTTGCACAAGTGGGAACTGATACTGGTGATACTCCTCTAGAAGAAGCCAGAGCAGAACCTACTAGTTTTGCTGAAGTGCCGTTACAACCAAAAAATACAACATATAATGAATCCATGCTTACAATGGGTGAGAAGATAACATCATTTAGACAATTAATTAAAAGATTCCATATGATCACCCCATCATCATCTGATAGATTCTGGACTTTTAAACAACCATTTTGGATCAATCCTAATAAATTTGTTGGAACTACAAAAGAAGGTTCTAGTGATTTAGATTCTTTATCCTGGTTTGCCTCACTATATGCTTTTTATAGAGGTTCAACTAGGGTGAAGATTGCTCCAATTAACACGACTAGTCCCCTACAGGTACTATTGAAACCAACATACCTTTATGGTAACGGTGGTATTATAGAACCTGATACAACATGGCCACGTGTCGATTCTCGAGGCGCGGACGTGTTTTTACCCCAAACAGAAGGGATTTATGAATTAGCGTTTCCGTACTATAGTTCATACCCAGTAACTCTTACTACTTATAATGCTACCAACTCGGATGTATTAGATGCACGTAACGGTTTTAACCGTGCAATCGCTACTTTTCATGTTGAGACGAATGCATACGTATATAGAGCTGCTGGTGATGACTTTAGTTTCGGATTTCTCTTAGGTCCTCCTGTTTTGAATCATTCCTCATAGTGGTGAACCACTCGTTTGATATGCGTTAACTATTAAATAGGTTATTGTTCCTTGTAAAAACAATCGTCTGATATGCGTAAACTATCAATTCGGTTACTGTTCCTAAGGAAAAACAGTCGTCTGATATGCGTGAACTATCAAAACTTACAAGCCTTGTTCTGAGGAACTTACGGGTGTGTCCACTCTCGAGTGACACCGGGAGAACCCCGCGTATACCACAGCATTTGAAGCGTCGCTAGGCCTAGTTTGTAAGTTAGTTTAATTTAATTTAAGGAACCATAAAAATTATAAAATAAAAAATCCAAAAATATTTAGCTTTAGTTAGAATTAAGGACCATAAAAATTATAAAAATATAAAATACAAAAATATTTATCATTAAGGTAAAATTAGATTAAGCAAGCCTGGCGCGCCAAAATTGGAGTTTAAAGACCCTATAAAAATGCTGGCGTTATACACCCCTTGTTCCTTCAGGGCGGGCCCTCACGTGTTTCACACGCAGACTCAATGTAGTCTTCCCTCGGCCCGTCCGGGGGATCGAAGTTTTTGTCGGTTTTCTTCGACCCAGGAGATTTATTTTCTGGGAGGCGTAACCGTCGCTTTGTGTCTGGC